CAACCGTGGCTGGCTAGGCTGCGGCATGACAAAAAAGGAAAGCCAGCGCATCACGCTGGCGCTTCGAACTGCAGCAAACCTGACGGCTGAGCACGTTAAGGCAACTCGACTCCTTGTAGTGGCCGAGGTCAACGGGCAATTTTTCTGCACCGGCACGCCAAAGTCTGGCCCGTTGGTGTTTACCGTGGCGGCAAAGACCGCCGAGCTGTTTTTGGAACAAGTCGAAAAATTCAAAGCCAATGAGTGACCCAGTCAACCATCCACCGCACTACACTTCGCACCCGTCCGGCGTGGAGTGCATCCAGATCACCGAGCACTTCAACTTTTGTATCGGCAACGCAATCAAGTATCTATGGCGCGCCGGGCTCAAAGGCGAAGCACTAGAGGATTTACGCAAAGCAGCCTGGTACATCGAGCGTGAAATCAGCCGTTTAGAACGCCATGAGCACTGAAAAAACACTCCGAGAACACTGCCGGGAGATTGGCAAACTGGGCGGCGCAGCAAAATCAGAAAAAAAAGCAGAGGCAGCGCGCAGGAATGCTTCCAAGCCGCGTCCTAAAGCACGGGAAATAAACGCTTTAAAGCGTGCGAAAAAAATTGTAAAAAATAGCTAGCCAAGCGTGTTTTGCTGCGTATAGTTGGGCCCATGACAACGAAGCTCTCCATCGAACGCAACAACATCACCTCCACCATCACTCTCAGTGACAGCTGGGCATACCCTGATCTGGTAGTGATCGAAGAGACCCTCAATAACACTACACTCTATTCCGAAATCATCAGCCCCAAGCGCGCGGAAAATTTGGCGCTCGATTTGTTGGGCAGCGGATGGCGTGTAATACAACACAGCCTCTAGGCCGAAACGCCCCCTCCGGGGGGCGTCCACCCGTAAGGCGGGTGCTGACGAGGCCGTCAGAGTGAACCTGAAACAAACTAAACATGAGCACTAGTCACTACAGTCGTAGGCCGTACCAAGGCCCACAACCTGCACCGGCAAACACAAAGCGCCATAGCATTGCCTACGCCATCGGCCTTGGCGCACTCCTAATCGCTGACCTCGTGGCAATCCAGTTTTGCGACTGCCTCGGCGAAAGCCTGGTGATCGCCGGGCTGGCGATCCTGACCACGCTGACAATGGCAAGGAGGGCGGCATGAGCGGCTACATGAGCGGCTTGCTTAACGGCAAGCCTTGCTGGAGTCCGAGTGCGCGAACTCGGGAATACGAGTTTGGACCGGCGGCAACTAGCGAGACCGAGAACCAGGCAATACTGCGCGAGGCTGCGCAGCTGGTAGCCGACGCAGTCCGACGGGGACTCGCTCGCCGGGCAGATGAGACTACGCTGACCGAGGAGCAGGCCGGTGCCATTCTGGACAAGGCAACGTCCGGTGGATTGTTCCGGCGGCGGGCACCTCGCAAAATGCGGTACTGCAAATGCGGCGAGCTGATGGGCAACCGTGCGCTCAAATGCACCGCGTGCTGGGATCGCGAGCGTCAGCCGCGCATCCGGGCACCAAAACCGCACAAGGTCCGGTTTTGCGGCTGCGGCGTGCAACTGCCGACGGCATGGAGTCAGCGCTGCATCGACTGCTCGCGACCAATGCGGCCTTGCACAGCCTGCGGGACTATTTTTCGGCCCAAAGAAAAAAGCGCTAAAGCGTGCAGCCGAACATGCCTACAGACTCTCCTGTCCCAAGCACAGCTGGCGCGAGTCAAAACCACAGTGAAAATCCCGTGCATGGTTTGCGGCATCGAGTTTGCAAACTACCGCAAAGGCAAAGGCCCCCGCAAGACGTGCAGCATGGAATGCAAACGCAAGGTGGCGCAACTCAACGCAAGAAACTTTAAGGCTAAGAAATGACCTACGACGACTACATCACAGGCAAGCAAAAGACCGTGCGGGATGCCGGTTTTGAACCTTTGCCGATTATTGCGCCGCTCTTCGATTGGCAAGCGCACATCGTGCGATGGGCCGTCAGAAAGGGCCGATGCGCACTGTTTGAGGATTGTGGGCTTGGCAAGACTGCCCAGCAGCTCGAATGGGCGAGCCAGGTTGTCAGGCACACCGGCGGCAGCGTGCTTATTCTGACGCCGCTTTCCGTGGCGCATCAAACGACAAAAGAGGGCACGAAGTTTGGAATCCCGGTTTGCGTTGTCGAATCACAGGACGACATTACTGCGCCAGGTATTTATGTGACTAATTACGAAAAGCTCGAAAAGTTTGACGCCGCTCATTTTGTGGGCGTCGTGTTGGATGAATCTTCGATTCTGAAGAACTTCATGGGCAAAACCCGAATTGCGCTCACGAAGGCTTTTGAAAATACACCCTACAAGCTCGCATGCACCGCAACGCCTGCGCCTAACGACTACATGGAGTTTGGGCAGCATTGCGAGTTTCTAAACGCGATGCCATCAAACGAGATGCTCTGTCGCTGGTTTATCAATGACACGATGAACTTTGGCAGTTATCGCCTCAAAGGGCACGCCGAGCGTGATTTTTGGGACTGGGTTGGAACCTGGGCGGCCTGCGTTGCTACGCCGGAAGACCTAGGTTTTGACGGCACAAAATACATTTTGCCTAGGCTGAACCTGCAACAAATCGTGGTTGATGTTGACGACGTTGAGGGCGCAAGCGAAGGCGAGTTGTTTCGCTCGCCGGAAATGAATGCCACGACGATTCACAAAGAGATGCGCTTTTCCTGCGCTGCTCGGGCAAAAGCAGCTGCGGCGCTGGTGCAGTCGAACGAGGAACCGTGGATTGTCTGGTGCAACACCAATTACGAGGCCGACGAACTACATCGCCTAATCCCGGAAGCGGTCGAAGTGCGCGGATCTGATCCCAGCGAGCTTAAAACCAAAAAGCTCGACGCATTTCAAACTGGAGCGGCTCGGGTAATTATTTCCAAGCCGTCAATTTGTGGCTTTGGCCTGAACTGGCAACACTGCCGCAACATTGCGTTCGTGGGGCTTTCGTACTCGTTTGAGGACTTTTACCAAGCTCTCCGGCGAAGCTATCGATTTGGGCAGACGATGGAAGTTAACGCCTACATCATCAGCGGCAAAAACGAATCGCAGATTATCTCAACTGTGCAGTCCAAAATGGACGCTCACCGCAAAATGCAAGAGCGCATGAAACATGCCAGCAAGGCGCTCAGGAACGAATCCGAAAAAAAACTCAAAATGAATGAAACCATTGAAGCGTACACCGGGAACGGTTTTACCGTGTACAATGGCGACTGTGTCCGCGTCGCCAAACAACTAGAAACCGAATCAATCGACTTCTCAGTCTATTCTCCCCCGTTTGCTAATTTGTACATTTACTCGGATGATGTACAGGACATGGGAAATTGCAAAGACGACGACGAGTTTTTTAAGCAATACAAGTTCCTGATTGCTGAAAAATATCGCATTACAAAACCGGGCTGTCTCTCGGCGGTGCATTGCAAAAACCTAGTCAATTACGCTAACCGCGACGGCATGGCTGGCCTGCGGGACTTCCGGGGAGAGATCATTCGCGCTCACGTTGAGCTTGGGTGGGCTTATCACTCTGAGATCACCATTTGGAAAGACCCTGTCATCGAGATGCAGCGCACAAAAGCGCAAGGGTTACTTTACAAACAGCTTCGCCAAAACTCGAAGTACACGCGCATGGGAATGGCAGAGTACCTCATCATTTTTCGCAAGTGGGGCGAAAAGATGAATGAAAACCCGGTGACTCGTACCAAGGAAGAGTTTCCGTTGGATCAGTGGCAAGAATGGGCTTCGCCGGTTTGGATGGACATCAATCAGACTCGAGTGCTCAACGGCAAAATTGCGAGAGAGGATCAGGACGAAAAGCACATCTGCCCTTTGCAGCTGGATGTGGTTGAACGCGCCATCACGCTTTGGAGCAACAAAGGAGATTTAGTTTACTCACCGTTTACCGGCATTGGATCTGAAGGTTACGGGGCTTTAACCCTTGGTAGGCGCTTTGTCGGATCTGAACTCAAAAAGGCGTATGCAGAGCACGCCGTGACAAACCTTCGCAACATCGAAGCTCAACCGAGCCTTTTCTAATGAAAATCAGACACTCATCTCTCCCAAAGCTGGCGCTGTGCGGCCAGTATCAAGGCGCACCAGGCACGTCCGAGGCCGCCGCACGCGGCACGATGCTTGACCGTGTTTTCCGCGACGCCTGGACGACCGGCGAGCTGCCTCGTGACCTCAACGACGAGGACACAGCCGCAGTGCAATGGGCCATCAACAAGTGCATTCTGCTTAACGGCGGCGCTGACCGGCTGACGACCGAGGAGGCTGACTGCAAAGTCCGAACCATCGGGCTGGATCACGAGGGCACTGCTGACGGCGTGGCCGTGCGCGGGCAGTGGTCCATCGACCTCAAGAGCGGGCAGATTTACGACTACAACGCCCAGATGGCAGCCTACGCACTGGGGCTGATGCAGACGCACTTTGTGGGCTACTGGACGACGCACTTGCTGTTTTGCGATCAGAAGCAGGTTGTATCCAAGCGGTGGACCTACCAAAAGGCACACGATTTAGTGCACAGCGTGCTTGCCAACGTGGGCACCGCGCCGGTCGAAAATGATTACTGCGGCTGGTGCGCGCACAGCTTGACCTGTCCGGCTCGCGTTGCCAGCAAAGACAGCGCGCTGGTGACGGTTGCCGGGCTTGCGCCGACAGTTCAGGACGAGGGATTCTTGGCGCTGCTCAATGACCCAGACCGGCTCGGGCAGTTTCTTGCCGCGTGCCAGACGCTGGACGATTTCCGAGACGCCGCCAAAGAGAAAGCACGCGGGCTCCTCGAAGCTGGCGTAAAAGTGCCAGGCTGGAGGCTGCAAAAGCCAAGGGCCAGCGAGTACATCGAGGCCGAACACGTCGCTCAGGCAGTCAGCGACGGCGTGCTCGGCGCCGGGGACGTGATTCGGGCTCAAGGCTCGATGAGCCTCAAAAAAGCACAGGCACTTTGGAGTGCAGCCGGTGCGGTGCTGCCGGATGAGATTGTGCAGCGGAAAATCGGGCAGGCTCCACTTGTTGCATCAAAATGAGCCAACAACACTACATTGCAATCGACCCAGGCGTAGGCGGCGGCATCGCGTACACGGACACCGACGGCAGCGTCCATGCGTTGCCGATGCCGGAGACGCTACATGACCTCGACACGCAGTTCCAGATTCTTGTCACGCGCACAACTGGCCCGTTCTTTCCGACTTCCATTGTGTTTCTGGAGGAACTCCCAAAGTTCGCAGGCAAGATGAGCGGCTCAAGCATGGCAACAATGTTCCGTAATTATGGCCGCATAGAGGGCATCTTAGCTGCTTACGGGGCCCGGATTGAGTACCTACCTCCGAAGAAATGGCAGGCTGCACTCGGGCTCGGTGACAAAAAAACGCACGGGCCGCGCTGGAAGGCGCATCTCAAAGGACGCGCACAGGCGCTGTATCCAAACCTGTCTGTAACGCTAAAAACCGCCGACGCGTTGCTTATCCTTGAGGCGGGAATGAAATTGAAAAAATGAGCGAAGAAGAAAGCTGCCGATTGATGCTTGGCAAAATTTGCATGTGGGTGGAGGACTTTGCCAAAGACCCAGACGACACTACCTATCTGTGCGTTCTGCGACTGCTGGCCGATTACCGGCGGTTGCAAATGCAAGAAGTTGAAGAAGCGATTGAGAAACTAGAAAACGAAACCAAATGAACCTGATCCCATTCGACCAAACAAAACTGATGGCCGAGGCCATCGCTAAATCCAAGTTGTTCGGCATTCAAACCGCCGAGCAAGCGTTGGCTCTCGGGCTACTCTGCCAGGCTGAGGGACGCCACCCAGCCGAAGCAGCCCGCGATTACCACATCATCGGGGGCAAGCCGTCGCTTAAGTCCGAGGCCATGCTGGCACGGTTCCAGCAAGCCGGGGGCCGCGTGGAGTGGCACGAGTACACGCACGAGGCAGTCTCGGGCACGTTCACGCATCCGCAGGGGGGCAGCCTAAAAGTATCCTGGACAATCAAAGACGCCGAGCGCGCCGGGCTGACGGGCAATCCGACTTGGAAGAAATTTCCGAGGCAAATGCTCAAGGCTCGCTGCATTTCCGAGGCAGTGCGAGGAATCTTTCCCGGCGTTCTGTCGGGGCTCTACGCACCAGAGGAGGTGCAAGAGTTCGCGCCGGTCCAGTCGCAAACGGAGCCGGAACCTGTACAGGTTAAAGCTGAACCTGTAGAGTCGCCGGTCCCGCCTATGCTCGAACGAATCCACCCGATGCAGCGACTGCTGGCCGACAAGTCAGCGGCGCAGCGTGAAAAAGTCACGCAAGGGGCCATCAAACGGGGCTGGATTAAAGCAGAGGGACAGACATACCTCGATATCCCGCCCGACATCGTAACTCAGGCAGTAGCCTTCCCTGAGCGGTTTTTCAGCGCCTTCGGTATCTAATCAAACACACTATGCCATCACTAAAAATTGAACCCAACCAACAGCAATCCAGCATCGAAGCCGGGGTGCACCTTGCCAAAATCGAGCACGCCACCGAAGCAGTTTCCAAAGCTGGCAACGAGATGCTGCAACTCGAAGTGAAAGTGGGACCGCTGACGTTTAAATCGTGGGTCGTCTTTACCGCCAAGAACTCCCGAAACGTAGCAGACTTTGCGCTGGCAATCGGCAAAAAGGTGGTTGAGGGCAAGACGTTGGTGATCGAAACCGAGGACTGCATCGGCAAGATTGCCAAAGTCGAACTTGGACCCGGAGACCGCATTTCCGAGAAGACCGGCAAAGCGTACCTTGAGATTAAACGCTGGCTGCCGCCTAGCGTTGCCGATGATGACCTGATGCCGGACGAAATCCCGTTTTAACCGCAGTTTTGGGGGCCGCGCATCCAAACCACGCGGAACACCGATGAACAAAACTGAACTGACGGAAGCGGAACGGATTGCGGACGAACTGATGAAGACTCACACTGCACTGGTGACCTCTGGGCAGCCTGGACTGCATCCGCTTGCGACTGACACGTACAAGCTCGCAAAGGCAATCCGGCTTTTTGGTGCCAAAGCAGAGCCGGAGATTGTGTCCGATCTGGTCCGCGCACAAAGACGACACGAGGCAGCACTCTAACGCATGAGTGTGCAAAACATCCCGCAGGCCGAGCAGGCCGAGCGGGCGGTGCTGGGCTGTCTCCTATTTGCCCCTCACACCGCACTCCCATCGGTGACAGCCTCGGGGCTGACCGCTGCGGACTTTTACGACCCGACGTGCGCCAAAATCTTTGCGGGCATCCAAGCGACCGCCGACGCCGGAGAGAGCCTTAACCCAATCGGGCTTGCGACAAAACTTGCGCACCAGGGCGTGCCGTTTGCAACCATCTCGGACTTGTCCACCGGCATGCCAAGCCTTGAGCCGCTGCCGAGCTGGTGCGGGCTGGTACTCGACGCATCAAGGCGGCGCAGGTTGCTGCAACAACTGACCGAGGCAGCAAAAGCGCTGAGCGACGGGCTGCCTACCGGCGACGTTGTGGCCGGGCTGGGCGACGCTGTGACGGTTGCCAGTGCTGAGCAAGGTCTGGGAGACGTTAAGCAGACCAGTTTTGAGGACTTGCTGATTTACGACACTGCAGCAGACCCCAACACATTAATCGGCAACCGTTGGTTGTGCAAAGGTGGCTCGTTACTCATTAACGCGCAAAGCGGCATCGGCAAAAGCTCGCTCACGATGCAGCTTGCCATCGGTTGGGCATTGCACGGCAAAGGACATTTTGCAGGCGCTTTGACGTTTGCAATTACACCAGTTCGACCGCTCAAAAGTCTAATTCTACAAGCCGAAAACGATATCGGCGACCAAGCGGAAATATTGCAATCTGTGATTTGCAAATACGGGAAAAACGAATGCGGCGAGTCTGAAAAACAAGCATTAAACGAGCGGTTGGTTTTTTATCGTGATAACGTACACAGCGGGCCGGAGTTTTTAAGAGTGCTGGAAGCGCTTATTGTAAAACACAAACCTGACGTGGCATGGATTGATCCTTTGATGTGCTATTTGGGCGACGATATTTCCGACCAGAAAGTTGTTACAGAGTTCTGCAACGGTTTAAACCGAATCAGCAGCAAAACGGGAGTGCTTTTGGTGCTTATCCATCACCTGCCAAAACCTCGGGAGGGCACGGCGCGCACGGACTCTGACTTGGCTTATGCCGGGTTTGGAAGCTCCGCGTTGACCAACTGGGCCCGTGAGGTTGTTACTCTACAGCGAGTCGAGACTGAGTCAGGACAACCTCCGACATGTTCGCTGACGGCAACCAAGCGGAGATTACGGGCTGGCATGAGCACTTGGGAGGGTCAACCAAGCGCGAGGATCTACATTCGGCACAGTCCGAATCCCGAGAAGCACGGCATGATTTGGAAGCAATGCCCGCAGCCAGAACCACCGGAGGAACCCAAAAAACGCAAATGAAACCACGCTCTGAGAACCCAAAAGATGAAGGCCCTTTTGCCTGGCAGACCCGCGAGGCTGCCGTTAAAGCTGGCAAACTAGGCATCAACGCATATGCGATTTATTGCGCACTCACGCACTTTCAAAGCGCTGCCGGAACCGATCAAAAGAGGCGCTTTTTCGCGTCTTACGAGCAGCTAGCCGAGCACGTCGGGTGCTCCCGGGGCACGGTTAAAACAGCACTCGATGCGCTCGAAAAGGCGGGACTAATCCGCAAGTTTTCGGGCTCAAACGGAGCACACCGGGCAACCCGAAACGCCTTTTTTTTGGCGTCAATTAGCAGTACACCAGATGGACGCGGCAGTACACCACGTGAACGGCACGTGAGTACACCACATGGACGCGACGTGAGTACACAGTTTGGACGCAAGAAGAGAACAGAGAACAAATTTACAGCGGGGCCTCAAGCCCCCGCGTGTAAATTAGAGAAAGAAGAAACTGAGCCCGCTCGCTCGCGCTTGAGGCGCGGCAGCGGCTCAAAAGAACACCCGGACATCTCCCACTTGCCGGAACGGGATCAGCAATACATCCGGCACATGTGGGCTCAGGCTGAAGAGACCGACCGGATCATTGCCGAACAACAGGCCGCCAAAAATTCTGAAGATTTTTCCTAAACCAACCGACACCGACAACCGATACGCAACCATGATCCCTGACCTGATGACTGAAATTGAACGCCTCCGCGACGAAAACGCCATGATGGCAACCAAGCCTTGTCTCGAATGCGAGACCGTTGTGCCTGGACTGCAGTCCCGCCTAGAGGACCAAAAGCAAACCATCCGCACGTTGCGAAACCTGCTCCAGCGCGCTGACAGCGCACTCGGTGCCGTGCCATACCACGTCGCCGGGGTGCAGTCTCAGGACCCCATCGGGCACATGATGGCGCTGGAAGTCTGGGACAATTACGCAATCATTCTTTCTGACCTCAGGCGAGACATACGCAAACTCCTCACAGGCGAACAGAATGCCGGTTTCTGATGCCGTGTATATGCAAACCAGTATGACCACAGCGGACTGGCCTAGAAAGCGGCCTTATTTGGTCAGCGCGGATTACCAGCCTTTCCGGTGGTGGATGGTTAGCGCTGAATCCGAGATTGAGGCCCGGATGCAGATTGCTGACCGATTCGGCATCGCACTCGATGAGCTGGAAGCAAAGTTGGCAAATGCTGAAGAGATAAAGCGGAGCAACATTGTATGACCGACGAACAAATAAACACGGCAACAACCGAAGATTCCTCGGTAGTTCAAACAAACTGTCCGATGTGCGGAAAAGAATCTGCCACCTTAAACCATTGGAATGGCGGATGGACCGACATTAATTGCAACGAATGCGGCGGCGGAACTTTTTACTTGTGGGTCAGAGGAGAAACGCCATGCACACAATCTTTAACACTGCTGCACAAATGAGCACAGATCCAAACCACGTTAGAATGATTAACGATGCGCGATGCGATTGCGGTAATCCTTGTATCCTTAATTCCGATTTAGATGAAGCAGAAGCCAGAATTGAAAAGCTGGAAAAAGCACTCGAACGCATTCGCGATTACCATGGCAACTGGGCGCAAAGCATGAGGCAAATAGCACAGGAAGCACTTGAACCAAATCGGTGAACCCAACGAAATGATGAGCATCAAACCCGTAGAACGGGTCGAACTGACCCTCGCCATTGAAACCGCAATGGCTGCGCTCGAAGAGACGACCAGGCAGTTAAGACTAGCGCACAGGCGCATTGCTGCGCTGGAAACGCAGATGCGCAGAGAAGGCTGGACTGAAGCTGACCTTGACGAGGTGCAGCCTAGTGTGCATCAGTAGTGCGACAGAGCTTGCCAAGGCGTAAGCCTCAAACCGGCGAGCCATTACTTCCGCGACACCTGCGAGCTTCGACCTTGTTGGGGCAAAAGTGGTGTGACATACGGAGAGACGGCCACAGAAAGCGACACCTGCGGCAATGCAAGTGGTGTGACAGCCGGGAGAGACCGGCAATCATTGCATGACCGAGCCAGATTATTCAGCCGGAATTGAAGACCTCCTCGACCTAGGGCTAACGCACGACCAGGCCGAGGATGTCTGGCGATGGTACGTCAAAGGTTGCCGAGCGCACGGGCAGACCTCGGGAGGAGTGGCAATCGTGCGCATCCTCAGCTGGCTGCTTGAGGCAACAGCACGCAGCAACATGCGGCTGCGCATCGTGGGCATGGCATTCGGCACAGGGCTTGGGCACCTGACAGGCTACGAGGACATGAGCCAGGCAGCAGCGGCACTGGGAGTGTCGCACCAGGCTGTGGAGTACGCGGCCAAGCAGGCCAGCAAGGCTATGCTTGGGTAGGACCCCCCATAAGGAGTCTCCTACAGAGGGTTTTCGTCGGGGTGAGGTTGATGACGCGTGCCCTTTTTTTGTGCAATCGGCAAAAACTGGCCTGTCTACCGGCAGAAATTGCCGCGCGGTTGTATGTTTGACTGTATTTTGCCTGTGTATTATTGATAATACAGGCAAAAAATACCGATGGCATACAGTCACAAACAGATTGCCGAGCGCTACGGCGTTTCC